TTCGCCTTCGGAGTTGTAGTAAGTTGACACGCCCTTGGTGACATAGCCCTGCGGCACTGGCCGAGTGAAGTCGTTCTCTGGAGCATACCCTTGCAGGGCTGCCTTCTTCTTGACTGCAACGTAGGCATCGCTTGCGGCGCCCATGTTGACACCCATTGCAAGTGATGCAGCCCTAGCGCCACCGTGTAATTCAATAGCCTCAAGCATCTCACGCTGGCGGGGCGTACAATACTTGTACAAGTTTGGGTCTATGGATATGGATGACGGCATTTATTTGCCTTTCGGGCAATCAGCCTCGCAGATACAAATAAAGGCGCTGTTATGCGCCTCTATTTCTTTGACAGTTTCTGATGTGTCTTGCGTCGCGTCGTAACTGATAGGTTTCGCAATAGCACAATAGCTATTTACGGGAACGGTCGAAACGGTCGCGCAGCCGTTCGTCACGCTCAGGATCAGGGACGCTAATAGCAGCTTCGCCAAGTTCGATTTGCCGATTAATAACATCGTTCGCTTCCTTGATAGCCATCTGACGCCCTTGCTGCCGCAACTTGTTGTCACTCCACGCCCCCCAAAGGCGGTCAAGCAGCGACAGCAAAGACGAAAGTAATTTTATCATGCGGCTGGCGGTGTCTCAGACAAGAACACGGCGGCAACGCCGGCTAGAGCAGCTACTGCTGTGGAGACAGCAGTCCATTCGGTAGCAGACAAGCCAAATGCCAGCGCAAGACCAGCGAAGCCTGCATAGGTGCTAGGCTCTTTTAGACGGCTAAGTAACCAAGATACAAAATTCATGTTATTTCTCCTTTGGATAAAACTTCCAAGGCAGTTCCCAATGTGGGCCGTCCTTGAACGCGCGCCAATCACCGCCCCATTGAAGCGGGACTTTCTCATCCGCCGCAGCGGCCTTAACTATTTTAGCTAACTTGTGATACAGCGGCCAGTCCCAGCGCACTTCGCCCGCAATCATTGGCGCCAGATCGACAGCGTGTCCAGTGATGTGACGTGAGTTCATTGTCTTGGATGCTCCTTGACTAACTAACTGCTTCTGTCGTTCGACGCTACGTAGACCTTCTAATACAGTAAAGTCAAGGTCTGAAAGTGCAGCCGCCTTCTTGACTACACGCACCAGATCAGGGTGGACGCCTTCAAGCCGTGATAGACTGCGCTGGCCTAAGACTATGCTCACGCAGCACCTTTCTGGATTAGGCTTATTAGTATGCCAACCAGCAACATAATGATTGTACCCGCCGCAGTCATGCCGACGCTCTCCAGACGCTTCATGCGCGCGCAGATGCTCTCGTACCGAAATGCACAGACCTGTTCGTGCGTGTTAAGTTGCGCTTGTGTTTCGTCGATACTAGCCATTGTTAGCGCCTTTAACGGTTGGAAGAAGGTTGTGTAGCGTACGCGCGCATTGCTTGAGCGAAAGCATTACGTACTGGCGAAGGCAGTGAACTAATATACTCAGAAATCTGCGCCGCGGTCGGGTATTGTTCTATAGCCGCCAATGCGTTGCGCCCGCTTGTAAAGGAGTTAGCAACTTCACGCTGTACGCCGGGCGTAACAATCGCGCTCCCTGCGCCTTGGGCGCCAGTGCCGGCGAATGCTAGGGCTGGGTATTTAGCGCGCACAATCGTGCCTGCAAACTTAGATAGTTTTCCGGGTTGCTGCTCTTTTAATATGTTACCTGCGCGTGTTTCGCCAAGCGACGCTAATTCGCCCATACGGTTAAGCGTCTTTAGTTCGTCCGCGGACATTGTAAGCGCGCCTAAACGTCTAGGATCGCCAGCAAAGGCATTACGGAAAATCTCGCCTTCAGGGCCGCCGCCCATAATCTTTCCAACAACTTTAGGCCGGTCGCCGCCGACCAAAGCGCGTAGTTCGGTTCCTGTTGGGTCTTGTTTGTATAGGCGCAACGCCTCGCCCGCTAACTCCCCGCGGTTAACGGCGGCGTAACCTTGTTCTGATTTGGTTAAAAACTCATCTACCAGATCGCCGCCGCCGCCGCGCCGTAGCGTATCGTCAATCAACGCGCGAAGTTCTATTACAGTTTCTTGCGCCGCTTCAGGTGTACCTGTGCGTGAAGGGACGCCACCCATTCTTACGGACATTTGGTTAACAAGAGTGTTAATACCCGACCGGCGGATTTTACCTAACGCTTTAGGGTTAAGCATACCGTTTGCGTCGGTGGCTTTTTCAAGTTGTCTGATGACACCTTTTATTGCGCCTTCTTCTACCGAACCGCGCAGAATTTCGGGGTCAGACATTTTGCGCTGCAATGAAGCTATAAGATCGGCAGCGCGCATAGGCCGTATGCCTTCCGCAGCTAAATCGTCAACTTCATCAAATATATCCCCCGCACGTTCGCGCGCGGTTATGGCTGTCAACCCAGCCTTTTCGCCGCGCTCTGTCATGGCGCCCGCAACGCCTCGTTGACGGTTAATCGCTTCTGCCGCAAAAGGGTCGCCCAAGTCATCCATCTGACCCAGTACGGTTTCGTTGCGTATTGCCCCCTCAGTCATGCGACGGTTAAGCCCTGACTGTTCTGCGGCCAACCTTTCTAGATCGGCTGCTTCACTTAATTTAGTTGGGACAATCTCGTTGCCGTAGCCCGCGCGGCGGTACATTTCTTCACGTAACGGCGCTACATCTTGAGTGACCGCTTCGCGTCCGCCGCGCACCGCAGCACGGACATCTTCCATCGTACTGCCGCCAGCAGCTTCAGCCAACCGTCCGCTACGCGCCGCTTCTTCCGCCGCTAATATACGGGCTGGGGTGTCGGGGTCAATTTCGCGTGCAGCGATTGCTCCTAGACCAAAATACGGGCTAGGTTCAACACCGGCTTCAATTAAAACTTGTTGCGACAGCCGTTGATCATCGGGCGACAGCGCACGGAACGCAGCTTTTGCTGCTTCTATATTTTCACCTAAAGATTTACGAATAATTTTTCCGGCTTGCACTTTTGATAGGCGTGTAAGGTCTACAGCTTTTCCGCCAATGCGGCCAAGGATAGTGCCGACAACCGGCAAGCCTGCGCCGAACGCCGTGGCTTCGCGTATGTCTTGACCTGTAGCACCCCCAGCTATAGCACCGCCGATACCCCCGCCAACCATACGTTCAATAAGTTGACCGGCGCGCTGGCCTTTTGTCAGCGCCGCCGTCTGTGCAGCCGTGCGACCAGAACCGATACCGCCGGTGCGTGTAGCCGCGCCGACGCGCTGAACGACGCGGCCTAGACGCGGGGCAACCGTGCCAAGCGCCTTACCGCCAGCTTGAATTGCGCCGCCGCCAGCAGCGATCAGTGGCGCTGTCGCAATGATTTCGCCTGCAATCTTACCGCCGGTAAAGTAATTAGGTCGATCTTGCTGCGCTCTTGCACCTTGCCGCGCTAACTGATTTCTAGTTTGGGTAGACTTCTGCGTGCCTATGTAGCTTAACGGATTAAGATAATCTAACGCCTCTGCAATCGGCTGCATACCGCGTTCAATCCCAGACACAACCGACTCTAGGCGGCCAGCTTTGGGGGCCTGTTTAACAGGCTTGGCTGTACGCGTGCGCTTGATCTCAGCCGCAATTTCGCGGGCAGCGCCCTCATCACCAGCAGCGTCCGCTTTCATCAAAGCGGCTTCTAATTGCGCGACAGTAGCCATATATTATAGTCCGTATTTTGCGCGGGTTTCCGCTGATAGCGTGCTTGTTGGTGTCGTTGCTTTAGTCTTAGTTTTAGCCGGCACACTACCGCCGCCGCCGCCGCCGATGCGCTCACCAAATTGATCTTCATACGCACGCAATACTCGGTCGCGTGAGCCTTCCAACCTAGCAATATAGTCGAGCAACGACCGGCGGAATTTGGCTTCGCTTTGTGTCCGCGACGATGCAAAGGCAGATTGTTGCAGCATCTTGTTTTCGCTGTCCGAGACTTGACCCAGCGCGCCGCCGGTTGGCGAGTTGTCGCGCATGGTCTGAAGTTCTTGGAAGCCTGCAATGGTTACCAAGTTGTTGTAATCTGACAACGCATCAGCCGCGTCCTGCGAAATCAAACTCAACGCAGTGTCGGGAATGTTGCCTTGAATGTTTCCTAAGATGCCGTTCAACGCAGGGTTCTTTAGTAGGCGCCGTGCGACCTCTATGGTGTTGTCGTATTTTGACTTGGCGCCTAACGCTGCGTTGCGCGCTTTAGCCGGGGCGGTGCCTTTGACTACAGTTACAGGGCCGCCAGCCGGCCCGCGACCGCCGACCTTTTTGTCTGTCTCAAACTCGCGCATAGCCTTAGCGATTGCGGGGATTTGTGCATCCGAAACTGGTGCGTTAATGTCAACGCCCGTTCTCTGCCGGATGTATTCCTTGTAACCGCTAACAGACGCTGCGCTATTTTCTGGTCCTTGCGGGGCGTACTTATTAACAATCTTGTTGATCGTGTTGACACCCTTGTTAATATAACTACGGCGCAGCAAGTTTTCTTGTGCGGCAATGCCCGCAGCGGGCGTATCAAAGGTAGCAAAACCGCCGCTTTTGCCTGTGTATCCGGGCTGCGACTGTGCAAACGGGCCATCTTTAAGCGCGCCGGGGTTGGTTTTTAATGCGTTAGCGACAGGGCTACCCTTACCGGGTGCGCCCGCGGATGGCGCTGGCGTAGCAAAGCTACCGCCGCTTTCTTTAGGCACAGCCACAATATCGCCGGTGTCGGTTTTAATGTACTGCATACCTTGAGCGGCTTGAATACGTGAACCGGGAACTTCGCGCGCAGCGCCAGCGCCAAACTTTGGTAAACCTATAACGCGCTCTTCAGCGCCAGTGGTTTGTTTTATGTATTCTTGCTCGTACCGTTTGTCGGCCTCAAGCGTTCCAAGATACGTTGTTTCTTTCCACTGTCCAAACTGCGCGGGATCGGTTGGCATAGATGCTATAGCGTCCGATAGCGCCCCTTGAAATATCTCACCTTTAAACTGAGGTTGACTAGCGATACGCTGCGCGAACGCAGTTACTTGTTGAGGTGAGTCAGCGTTAGACAACGCAGTGCGAACATAGTTATTAAAATCCATAGCCGTCTTAATGTCGGCAGCAGTAGCTTTAGCACCAGCTTCTGCTAACGCGGGAGCATGCAATTCTACTGCCCGCGCTTCTTGCGCTTTGCCAATATCCATTGCTTGCTGCGCCTGCTGCGCCTGACGCTGCGCCGCTTCCTGCTGCCGCGCCATGTTCATCATGTTTGCAAACTGCGCGGTTTGACGCGAAAGATCGGGAAGCTGCGGGCCGCGTGCTTGTAGGGCTATCATTTGGTTAGGCATCGTTTACACCTTTACGTGTCAAATTAATCTATTGGGGTTATATGCAAAGGGGTTATATTGCCCGCCGCCGCCGCCCGGCTCAAAAGTACCGCCAGCGCCACCACCAGTGCCGCCCGCTGGAGTACGGTTGTAATAATCAATCATTGCTTTGTTGATAGGCGCCTGCACCATGTAGTTTGTGACGCCGCTCAAGGCTTGGTTTAGTGCGTTGGATTGACCAACGTAGCCAGACGCGCGGGCCTGACCAGCGTTGTACAAGTTAGACGCTTCGTTTTGGCCAAACTGCCCTGTTGCGCCGGTCATTACATTGGTGGCAGACTGGCCAGAACCCATTAGCGATTGCAGCGGGTTCAGCTTGGCAGACCGCTCAACTTGATAGCGGTTAAATGCGTTCTGATATTCTTGGCTGGCTAAGTCTTGCCCAAAACGCTGCACACCCTTCAGGGTGGAGCCTGACAAAAGATTACCGCGGGCGGCTGCTGATCGTTCTAGCGCCTTCATGCCTTCTGCTTGACGGAACTGATAGCCGGGGTCTTGCTGAAAGTCTGATGCACCAAAAGACTTAGCAAGGCTACCGTATCCGGGGGCGTTCTTATCGCCGCCGATACCCAGATATTGCATAATCTCGTTTTGCGCGGTAAGCCCGCCTTGACGAAACGGTTCTTGAAGGGCTATCTGTTTGTCTAAAGCGTCTTTTTGCGCTACGGTTGCTTGTTCAGCCGCTTGTCTTTGCGCTTTAGATGCTTTACTAGATGCTATCGCTGTCGCGCCGCCGCCAATAACGGCTGCGCCTAAAATGGCTGCTGCGGTAGTAAGTGCCATTAGTTTAATTCCTTTACAAACGTGCGTTCTGTAGGTGTATACCCTAGACGCCCGTACAGTTTTACCATAGTCTCAACGCGGTCGTTGTCGAGCGCGACCATAAACATAGCGGCTGCTTGTTTACTCATACCCCATTTTTCTATTTCTTGAAACAGCAATTTTGATGCTGCGCCGCCCCGTGCGTCTGGTTTAATATACCACCACAACTCCTGCGCCACTAATTTTGCAGGGTTAAAGTACATAGGGTACGCAATCGCTGCGGTAATACCGATCAGTTCGCCATCGTCTTCCGCCACCAAAACAGTCATGTTCTCGTTGTCTAGTGCGCTTTCAATAAATGCGGTGGTGCTATCGCGGTCAAACGGGATTATATGACTGACAGGTGTTGTCGCCACAAACGCTGCCGCCAAGTCCATGTAGCATGGTATGTCATCGACGGTAGCGGGGCGGACTGTTACAGGCATTAGCTGACTAGCCGACCCGACGCACGAATGTTGATGGACGTAGCCGTGCCAGCGATTGTGCTGATGAAGCCATTGTTAGGTAACACATGACCTACTAGTTCAGGAAACGTGTAAGTCTCTGACGGCTGAAGCGTTTTGGTTTTGACAATCAAGTTGTCGTTGCCAGCGGAGCCAGCACTAGCAATCAAGTTGACGCTGATCGTTGCAGCGGTCGCGCTGTAGTTAGTCGCGGTAAACTTGTCGATGATCGTCTGCACGCTAGATGACGTGTACTGCGTCGTTTGAGTTGCTTCCGCTGTCTTGGCGGGGATGATGTTACTGATAGACACGGCCATTGGTATTCTCCTTAAACAATACTGGTGATGATGCCGTCAACCACAGTGACGGTGTTTATGCCAGCCAAGAAAGAGCCAGACGTACCTTTATTTTTAGACGCGATTGTCCCTAACTCTGCACGCGGCTCAAGCCCTAGCCCAAAAACTTCTGCTTGCAAGACCGCTAATTCAGACGCTGACGCGCTGGGCGGTGTTGACTCTAACGCCTGAATGTCGCTCTGCACAACAGCCACATCAGATGCGGACGCGCCGTCTGGTTGTACTTCTGTAGCCTGCGCTAGTGTCTCCAACATGGCGTCGTAGGTAGACAGCAGCGACGCTGTATCGGGCGCCAGCATAACTTCTTGTTGGTTAGTTTCTGTAGCCGTCAGCAGCGACAGAAAGAACCTGTACCATTCGCGGCTAATCGCCCCCGACCGCTCGTCAATAAAGGCGACGCGGGGCGGCGTTAACTGGGTAGGGTTGATCGGAGCCAGTGCCATTAGGCGCTCGTCCCGCTAATGGCTAGTTCGGCGCCCATGATGTAAATCCGCACAGGGTCTGTGCCGGACACTTCGTAGACGCGGTCACGTATCTTCATCGTCGCGCCAAGGCGGCGCCAAATGGTGCGATGCCCAAATCTGCCAATTCTGCCCATCGACTTCCAATGTTCGTTAGACCATGTATGGCCGCCGTCATCTGACCAGCGCAGCATAGCTTGCGGATTATACCCCAGCGCTTCAGGGTATGCTTCCGTTTCTAGCACGTATCCGTTGTAATCTTCGGCGGGTTGCACTTGGGTAACCAATAACTCGTTATTATCGTTGGCTTCCGTGACTAACTGGTCACCGGCTTGCGTAGTCAAATAGCCTTGCACAAACTGGGCTACGAGGATGTCACCTGATTCAGTGGCAAGGTCTTCGGCATCGTAAGCGGGGTAGGCATTTAGGCCAACGCCTGTCTCGCAGTCAAGCTGCATGGAGTGCTGGATAGTACGCGTGAGGTTGTTAGCGCCTGTTGGCAGCGCGCGCCACGACCGCAGCCATTTCTGCGGTGCGCCATCATCAGCGTACACGTTCAGGTCAAATTCGTAAAGTTTGCCGTTCTGATAGTCCCCTACAACCGTGGTGCTGTTAAAGAACATCTGATTGTCGGCACGGTGGCGGTTAAAATCGCCGCTGGCAAACGACGCCCGCTCATGCCATGCACCAGTAGCCACATCGTAGACCCATGTGGTGTCGGCGCTGGGGAAGTTTAGGACGTAGAAGCTGTGACCATCCTGCTGATACGTGTAGCCAGTGGCGTCTGAGATGTTGGCATACTCTTGCATTTGCCATTCGATAGCGTGGGTCGATACGCGCTGACCGATGTAGCCAGCGGCCTTGTAGACAATACCTTGACCGCGTGCATCCTTGCCCAGCCAATAAATCTGGTTGTCCATCTTGGCAACGCTGTACGGGGCAGCGCAGCCTAGTTCGTTAAACGCGCCTTGAATACGGGCCAGCGGAAAGTCAAGAAGCCCTGCGTCATACCAAACTTCGGTCGAGTTTGTACCAAACACCCAGACTTCGCGGTGGTCTACAAAAACCGCCGTTACATTATCTGGGTTGCCTTCGGCGCTGGCAAACTCCAACGGATCAACAGCCAAGCCATCAAGCAGCGACGTCACCCAAATCTTCTGTGTACCGGGTTCATTAAACGTAAAATAGCCGTCGATGTAGCCGACCGTGCCCGCGCCGGGGAAGTCAGGGTCGGTGATTTGCTGAAACACGTCGGTAAGGGCATTGTAGATGTAACCTTGAGGGTTAGCGGCAACGAATAGCTGCGTGCCGTTGTCAGCCATGCTAACAGGGCCAGAACCGCCCACAGTGCCTTTGGCAACTGCGTTCCAGCTACTGTCAATTTTATATAATGTATCGCCAGACACAGCGTAGCCGTAGTCGCCGTATGTCCACAGCCCGCGGATAGGGCCAGTACCAACAGTCGCTAGGGTAGTCAGGCCCGGCGCGCGCTGAAGAAACGCGGGTTCTTTGCCGCCTTCTGGGACAATCTCTGGGAACAGATTGACCATGCGGTTGTCGGCGGCGTTGACACTTCTAGCAACATACGCGGAACCAAGGATAGGAGTTTTCATTACTTAGTAACTCGGATACCATTTAGCCGCCGTAACGTCGTAAGTCATAGTCAAAGCCTTGCTGACTACAGCCGTAGACGCCAGCGCAATGTTCCCCGCCGTAGTGGTTGTAAAAATACCTGTGGGTATTAAAGTTATGGTTCCGCCGCCCGTTGATATAGGCGAAGGAGCAGTAATTGTAGCGATAGCCGCTACCCCGCTTATAAACGTAATGTCTTTTGTCGGCGCTATAGTAGCCGCGCTTGCTATAGTAGGGGCTGCTGCCGATGTAGCTAATACATCTGTCAGTGTGGGGGAAGTTAATACAGGCGTAGTGATCGTAGGTGAAGTTGCAAATACTGCTGATCCTGTACCTGTTTCGTCTGTCAAAGCAGTCCGCAAATTAGCTGATGTAGGTGTAGCTAAAAAAGTAGCGATACCTGTCCCAAGACCGGATACGCCCGTTGAAATAGGTAGGCTGGTGCAATTCGACAGGTTACCGCTGGTTGGCGTGCCTAATAGTGGCGTTGTCAACACCATCGAGGTGCTGGTGCAATTCGACAGGTTACCGCTGGTTGGCGTGCCTAGTGTGGGCGTAACAAACGCCGAGTTGGTGAATAGGTTGGTTATGGTTAATTGCTTAGTTGTACTGGTCGAAGCCTGAACAATCGGCAATACATCAGCGCCAGCTTGCGAAGCGGCAACCGGCAGCGCGGAGATAGCAATATTAGTCATTTAGTAATTCCCTGCATAGATGTTAAAGCGTTGGCGTGAAGCAATCAGGCTGTATGGTACAGACATGATGTCATCAGGGTTGTTAATGCGTTTAATGTTACGCTTCGAGGACATAGCAATGCGGCGGACTTGCGCCGACGGCTCTTCACCAAACTCAGGCGCCATTTCGCAAGCCAAGTTATAACGGAACGCACGCAAATAGCCGGGAGGAAAACTCAATACGGTTGCCAGCGTTGCAGGCTGCGTAAGTTCTTCAACCGAAATGAAATGCCATGTCAGGTTGCGCGTAGGGCGCGGGTAGATGTACATATCAATATCGGGGTATGTCATGTTGACAAAGAGAACTTGCGGAAAGGTAGACGTGACAGTCTTGACCGCGATGCCGTCATACTGCTGCTGGTTAATCATTTTGATGCCGTAGCTGACGCCAGTGCCGGGATCGACAAAGTACGTTGCATCGTCAAGCAGGATGGGGCGGTTGCCAACAAAGTTACCAGTTGGTCCAAGCGTGCGGCTGATGATGCCAGAAGGCCATGTAAATACTTGGTCTTGCGTCGAGAAGATGGACAGGCGCTCAGTGTTCCAGCTATCAATCATCTGGTTCATGGCGTTTAGCGCGTCCTGCGACGTTTCAGCCGACGGGACTTCACCTTCGGCCAAGACGCCTAGCAACCTAAGCGAACCGTTAATTATGTCTCCCGCGCTGGCCATGCCAAAATCCTCGCAAAAAATTTAAAAATGGACGGCCCGAAAGCCGTCCAATTTAGTTATACGCAATGAATGATTGCAAAGTTAATTACTACTGCTTCGCTTTGCGATGTGGCCGTCAGGTTTCGCAAAGTGATGGCCGCGACGCCCGCACCCAGTGAACTAATGTACGTGGTGTACGTTGTTGCGTCAGCTACCGAACCCGCCGACACATTTAAAACCAGAATGTCGTTGGCCGAAATTAGGGTGTTGTTTAAGTTGAATGTAACGGCGGTGTTGCCCGCCAACGCTGCGTTGTTCAGTGTAATACGGCCAGCAGGCTTGTTCAGTGTGACGGCAGTTGATTTGCTGGTAGCTTGCGTGACTGTACCTTGTGCTGCGGCGGTGTAGCCGATTTGCTCATCGCTCAAGAGATATTGTGCGCCAATAATGTCTTGGTCGAGGTAAGCAACACCAATAGGTTTTGTATTAGGCATTGATTTTCTCCTGAAAAGGATGCCCCGACCGTAGCCGGGGCAAACCTATTAGCCAGCGATACGGTACAGGTTGTACGTAGTGTCGCTAGTTTTAACAGCGCGGAACAATACGCTCTTAGAAGCAACGCCTGCACCTGAACCAACCAAGGTCCAGCCAGTGCCTACTAAAAGAGTAGGAACGCCAGCGGCGGTAGCAACCAAAGCAATATCAAATGCTGAGTTGGTTTTTGCGCTGCTGATGGTTGCGTTAACAACGCTGACCGCAGGGAGTGTAAGGTCGGCTGCACTTGCAGAAGAGTAGACAACCAAACCACCGCCCAAATCGGCAGCAGTTAGTGTAGCTGCTGCGGTATACGCAACAGCGACAGGTGACGTTGTAAGGTTAACTTCGGTAAGATTACCGTCTCCGACTTGATAGCCGCCGGCGCCATTTGGAAAAGCCATAATAAAAATCCTTCAAAAAGTGTGGCCCCCGGCGAACCGAGGGCCGTTATTAGATTAACCCCAGAGACGAACAGCCATTTGCGGACGGATCGTGCTGTAACCGTACAGAACGTCAATACGGCAAGGCATACGGTCGTTGTTGATGTCGTATTGACGAACAACGCGCAAGCTGATGCCGTTATGCACCTGACGCGAAGCCATATCTACGCCTTGTGGGAGCAGAAGGTCGGCGGTTGCAAAGGTGATTGCGTCCTTGTGGTATACGAGGTTCTGAGCATATTGCGTAGAAGCCGTACCAACAAACACGATTGCCTTGGAGTTACCGGGCAGAGTGTTAACCGTGGCAAGTGCGTGTGCTGCCGAGTAGATTGCAGCAACAGTTACGTTACCAGCGCCAGCGCCGCTGAGTGTGACATCAGCAAGAGCAACGAACTGGAACAACGAACCAGTGCTTTCACGGGTCTGTGGGTTGACAGCAAAGCAGTCAGCAACAGTGAAAACATCGCCAGCCTTAACCGTAGCAGATGCGCCGGCGCCAGTGATGGCGATGGTGGTTGCACCTTCAGCAGTAACAGCCGCCGAAGTCGTTCCGCCAGTTGCAGTACGCGAACCAGTGGTGAACTGCTTGATGGACTGCGACATATTGATTTCGTCGAAACCAAGTACGCCTGTACCCATCATGCCGTTCTTGAACTGCTTGCTGATCGTGTCGGTTGGGTTGAATAGACCCTTCAGACCTTCGACCAATCCAGCGTTAGCGGCTGGGTTAACAGTTGCATAACGTGGCGACATTACAGCAGCGTTTTCGTTCAGCTTCTGCTGTGCAGCAAGTAGAACTGCCGAAGTAGCTGGCGTAGTGCCGGGCGTGCCGACAGTGTTACCGATGGTTGCGTATGCGTTTGCAACGTCAGCGTCGATGCTTGAAGCAAGCTGCGAGATACGTGGCTTGAGAACGCGGTCAGCAAAGTCATCCAACTGCATCGTCAATTCAGCAGTGGTGAAGTTAACGCCAATGTGCTTCTGGGTGGAAACAGCAAGCGTTGTGAACTGCTCGTTGTCATCCTGTACCTGAAGGGCTGCGCCGTCAGTTACAAGCGCGCGATCCGGCAAACGGATACGCAGGGTTGAACCAATCTTTGCGCCTTCAACAGCAAAGCTGTCATCGTACTGGCGGTTTACGTTACGGGTAAGAACCAAGTTGTTTTCGAGAATCTCAAGCGCCTTACGCGTGATCATGTCGATGGTTAAAATCGAGTTACTCATGGAAATAATCCTAAATTATCGGTTGCGTTGTGCCTCGTACTTCTTGATCTGTCGCATCCGTTCTGCCTCAATCCAATCTGACGTACTCATGGACTTTACGGCCCGTGGGTCTGTCGTATCAAATGTCGGCGCACCAGAGGTGCGGGCATTGACAGGCGCAATAGGTGGCGGGGCGTTGGATGTTTTTTTGAATGTAGGCTCGGCTGAAAGCCGGGCTTCAATCATACCAATTTCCCTAGCTTGCAAAATGGGGTCTAAACGCGAAATACGCTGGGCATCTTTAGTGTTGACACCTAAGTGATAAATCACGTCGGGGCCAATGTCGGACGCTTGTATTGCCATCGCCATCGCGTCGGTGATCGGAAGGTTGGGGTTGTATGCGACTTGTTCAAAGTCATCATACTTGTCCCGCGCTGCCTCTTCACGTTCGTGATAAGACTCTAGCATTGCACGTTGCTGGCCGTCCCTTTCACG